AAGATGGTGAAAGAAAGATTGGGGATCCGGCTAAACGACAAGCGGTAACCAATCCTGAAAAAACCGTACATTCAATTAAACGATTTATGGGAACAAGTTTTACTGAATCTAAAAATGAGGTAAAGAAAGTTCCTTATAAAGTTGTAAAAGGAGATGGTGGATCACCAAGAGTGGATATTGATAAACGACAGTATTCTCCGCAGGAACTTTCCGCAATGGTTTTACAAAAAATGAAACAAACTGCTGAGGATTATTTGGGTGAGACGGTTACTGAGGCGGTTATTACGGTACCAGCGTATTTTAATGATGCTCAACGACAGGCAACCAAAGAAGCGGGTGAGATTGCGGGTTTGGAAGTAAAACGTATCATTAATGAGCCAACAGCGGCGGCATTAGCATATGGTTTAGATAAAATGTCTAAAGATATGGTAGTGGTTGTGTTTGACTGTGGTGGTGGTACACACGATGTTTCTATTCTTGAATTAGGTGATGGTGTATTTGAAGTATTGTCTACTGATGGTGATACTCACTTAGGTGGTGATGACTTTGATCAGGTTATTATTGAATGGTTAGCAAATGAATTCAAAGATGAGAATGGAATTGATGTGACCAAGGATCCGATGGCGTTACAACGTTTACGAGAAGCGGCAGAAAAGGCAAAAGTTGAATTATCTTCAACCTCATCAACGGAAATTAATTTACCGTATTTGATGCCGGTAGATGGGATGCCAAAACACTTGGTTAGAACTTTATCAAAATCTAAATTTGAACAACTGGCAGATTCATTAATCAAACGAACTATTGAACCTTGTAAGACAGCGTTGAAAAATGCTAAGATGGATGTGTCTGATGTTGATGAAATTATCTTGGTTGGAGGTACAACAAGAATTCCGGCAATTCAAGAAGCGGTTAAACAATTCTTTGGTAAGGAACCATCTAAAGGTGTTAATCCTGATGAGGTAGTTGCTTTAGGTGCGGCGATCCAAGGTGGTGTACTTGCTGGTGATGTTAAAGATGTCTTATTATTAGATGTGACTCCATTATCTTTAGGTATTGAAACTATGGGTGGGGTTATGACTAAATTGATTGATGCTAACACCACGATCCCTACTAAAAAATCTCAGGTGTTCTCAACGGCAGTAGATAATCAACCAACAGTTGAGATCCACGTACTTCAGGGAGAACGAGCAATGGCAAAAGATAATAAAACCATTGGTAAATTCAATTTAGATGGTGTTCCACCAGCGATGAGAGGTGTTCCACAAATTGAGGTTACGTTTGATATTGATGCGAATGGTATTATCAATGTTTCTGCAATGGATAAAGGAACAAACAAACAACAAACAATTCGTATTGAAGCGTCCTCAGGTTTATCAAAAGAAGAAATTGAGAAAATGAAACAAGAAGCTGAGTTAAATGCTGAACAAGACAAAAAACTCAGAGAAGATGCAGAAGTTCTAAACACGGCTGATGGTACAATCTTCCAAACTGAGAAGTCAATCAAAGATTTGGAAGATAAATTAACTGAAGAACAAAAGAGTGAACTTGATGGATTACTTGGAACATTAAAAGAATCTTACGCAAAAAAAGACATTGAGAAGATTAATCAAGATATTGAAAATCTTAATAGTCAGTTCCACCATATTAGTCAATCATTGTACGAACAAACTACAACTGAAGAAGGTAATGATGCTCCGTCTGATGTTGAATTTGAAGAAGTACTTTAAAAAAGTTATCGGGACCTCAAAAATAAATTGGGGTCCCGCTTGACTTAACGGTATTTATAAGTTATACTTTCATACACAAAATATTTATTATGACAATTAAACAAGCCCTGAAACAAAAGAATAAACTGATCAAACAGATTGGTGAGAACACCAAGTTGATGCAAGAATACAACTCAATAGAGGTTGGAAATGAAAGACCATATAGTTCAATTATACTATTGGCTCAAATCACTGAAGGCACAAAAGAGTTGGCTAATTTGAAATCAAAAATCCATATTGCCAACGCACCGGTATTGGAAGACATCTTTTTGATGTCAGAGTTGAAATCCATTGCTCAATCACTTAAAAAAATGGATTGTACTGAAGGTAAATCAAATCGTGATCGTTACCGATTAGAAAGTGAAAGTGTTAAAACCTCAGAAATCTCTTTGGTTAGACGAAATGAAACAATTAAAGAGTTGGAAACTCGTATTGAAGAAATCCAAGATCGTTTGGATATATTCAACGCAACCACTCAAATCTAATATAGTTTGTGGATAGGGTCAAAATGATATGTGTTCTATACTTGGCGACTGAATAGTCGGATAATTGATAGTGATAACGTGATGGTCCCAAACTCATTATTCAAATACTCAAAAGTCATTTGATTAAAATTTAAAACTCTTGTCTACATAATTTTAATTCTTGAAACAAACTATACGAAACCCTCACAGAAATGTGGGGGTTTTTATTTATATTATTTCTAACGAGATGTTTAGTGATTTACATAATTTAATGATATGTGATTTTTTGGTGGGAGTACCATTATTAACTGATACATAAAAATCGTCAGATATTTTATATATCTCACTTTTTGAATTTCTTACTGATGGTGGAAATTCTGACATACATGATTTAGCATATTTACCCAAACATTCAAATATAATGGATTTATTTAAAAATTTATTAATTAATATGATAAAATCAATATAATTTGTGGTTGCCTTTTTATTGTCAAATTTTTGACCAAGAGCGTTAAATCTAAAATATATCTTAGGTGATCTTTTATACTTAGGTAATATAGGGTATATATCGGCGTATAGGATATCAACAACCTCTTCCAATTCTTTTGGGTAATCTTTTTTTAATTTTTCTAATTTATACATAATAATATTTTTATTTAAAATATATAAAAAATAAAAATACTAGTCAATTAAATCTAGTATTTTTTTTTATTTGACTATATGAAATATATTATTTATTTTTGTAAAATGGACCCAAATAGAAAATTTTTCATAAAGAAATACCTTAGAATGTTTTGTAAGGATTTGTCATATAGCCCTAAACGTTTGATTTATTATAGGAATGATGTGGTTTTTTTTGAATATCATCCTAAAGATGAAATAATATTTGTGAATTGGTTAAAGATGGTAAAACCAGTACTTAGTACATTTCGTATTGACGGTGATGATCCCGTAATGTTAACTGAACTATATGGTGTAATGGAAGAATGGTTTGAAGAAGAATATAAAATAATTGGTGCAATAACATAAGAAAATGAAAATACTTTTTTTAGATAATGATGGTGTAATATGTCTCTCAAACAATTGGGGTGGACGCAAAAAAAAATGGGCAAAATACCGATCAGAAAACCCTGAATCTTCATCAAACATAAAAGAGGCTCCTGTTGAATATCGTTTTGATGATTTTGATAAGAAGGCAATTAAGATCTTAAATGAGATTGTTGAAGAAACGGGATGTGAGATTGTTGTAAGTTCTGATTGGAAATTGCATGCAACACTTGAAGAACTTGGTGACTACTACGAAAGTCAGGGGATCATCAAACGACCAATTGCGTTGACTCCTAACATTCAGAATTGTACGGTTCACGGTAATGTTTTTATATGGTCTCCACGATGGGATTTAGAACAAACACGAACTATTGAGATTAGACAATATTTACATGACCACCCTGAGATTACTCATTGGGTTTCAGTTGATGATCTAAATATGGGTAAGAATGGTGAACCGTGGAAAGATGAGTGGGCAATTGATAATTTTGTTCTAACCCCAAAATCTAATGAAGGGATTAAACAAAGTGGGGTTAAAGAAAAGATTATTAAATTTTTGAGTGAAGGTGAATAAAAGAATAATCCAAAAGTTTTTGTTATGGGTATCACTCAAGTTCCCAAAGAAGAAACGTAAATCAATTTGGGATCTTTAAATTAAAATTATATGACAGATAAAGAAATGAATGAGTTTTTGGAATCCATTGGAGGATTAGAAAACGGATATTATACTGATAGGGAACCAATTAAGGACTCCAGATTCTTTAGTGTTGGTATTGGATGGTATCCTTTAATTAAGGACCTTATAACCGATCTAATAGAATTAGGATGGGATAAACAAACCTGTCAGGTGAAGGAAAAGTTTGGTGGGTTAAGATTTTATATTAATTCGGCATCAAATGATGTTCATAAAAGAATATGGGTTGCGGAGAAACTAAGTTATGAAACTTGTGAGACCTGTGGAGAAAAGGGAGAATTAAGAACAAATATAGGTTGGCATACAACATTATGTGATAAACACTATGAAGAACATAAATCAAATATTCAAAAATAATAAACATCTAATGGATGAACCAGAAGTAATGGAGTTAATAGAGTATTGCCGAGAATTGGAGGGTGATATTATGGATGTTAAAATAAATAAACAATATGATAAGGAGGAGGTATTACTTAATATCGTAAAAGAAATCTATAGTAGTTGTCGTCAGCTGATAAAAGATGAGGAGGAATCCGTAAGATTTGGTGAGACACCAAGAGTTGATTTTGAGAAATCTGTGATTAACCTTAAAGAATATATTGAAGATATAAACAGGGTCTATAAATTTGGATTATGAAAAAAATAACAATAAGTGAAAATTGTTTTGGTGTTGATGTAGAGATAGATGATGAATCTTTATTTACTCATGAATATGAAAAAAGAACTCCTGAGTATGTTAGTGATCTTCAGGATAAGATGATTGATAAAGTAAGATCATTAAAAGATAAATTAAGTATGAGCGATTGGGTAGATATTGCCAACATTATTATTGATAAAGGTGATGAGTTTGAATTTGATGTTGAAAATTCAAAGGACTACGAATCTTGTGATCAATGTGGTAATTGGAACTACAACCATATATATGTAAAAAAAGAAAAGAACAATGAATAAGATTATTATAATGGAAAAGGAACCATATTTGGTTTCGGACGACGAGATCCAAATTGGTGATGTTGCAATAGTAACAGTTGGAGGTCAGTACCCTTCAAAGGTAGTATGTGAAAACGAAACGGTATTATCTTTAATTAAAGAACCAAAACTAACTTTAACCAAAAGTTATAAATTGATTGGAGATCCTGATAAAATAAAACTACCTGAATCTAGAATTAACAATATAATTGAGAACGGTGGAATATGTGATGTTACATTAGAGGGATCAGAAATTAAATTTATTACGGTATGATGTTAATTGAAGGTATTTTACATTTGGTTGGCATTAGTTTTTTACTTATTGTTATGCCAATATGTTGGATTATAAAAAACTATAAAAATAAAAAATATGGTCATAGAAATTAATAATTTTTTATCGTATGAAGAATGTGATAATTTAATAGATTTAGCTTCAGACACTTTTGATGAAGTTGGTGTTCTTGGTGAGAGTATTGAAGGATATAGAGTTGCAAAAGGGGCTTGGTTAGATGAAGAACATGGGGATGTTGTTATAAAATATAGAGATCTTATTTCTGAGACGACCAAATTACCAAAAATTAACATGGAAAGTATTCATGTTGTTAAATATGGTGTTGGTGAAGAATATAAAGATCATCACGATTTTTTTCATCCTGGTGAAGAATACTATGAGGATGAGCTCAGTAGAGGTGGACAAAGATTAAAAACGGCTTTGGTTTACTTAAATGATGATTTTGAAGGTGGAGAAACAAATTTCCCAAATTTAAATATTAAAGTTGATCCTAAAAAAGGTAAACTTGTATTGTGGGACAACATTAAAGATGATGGTTCTTTAGATTATGATAGCCTTCATGCTGGATTACCCGTAAAAAGTGGTTATAAGTATATTGCGGTAATTTGGATTAGAGAGAATGAATTTTATTAAAAATTTGTTTTATTTAAAAAATAATTACTATATTTGTCCAATAATATAATTTTATGGACCCAATCAAAGCAAATTTATTAAGTCAAACTTTGGAAATGACATACACCCAAGAGGCGGATTGTTGTACAACTGAGGAACAATATTTAACGATCAAAACTGATAATGGTGGTGGTGGTGATTTTTATGTCATTGAGACAAAAAGATGGGCTTTTGATACTGTTGAAGAGATCATTGAATTATTAAATCAATTTAAAGAAAAACACCTTAAAATAAAAGAAGAAAATCTATGAAAAAGTTAATATTAATTACTTTAGTTGGGATGGTATTGTTTTCTTGTAAGAGAAAAGAATACAAATATGAAATCCATGGTAAAGTTTATGTACCAACATCAGGAATAAATCCATTACATAATGCGGTATGGTACACTGACACAATAAGTTTTGATGGAGATACTATCTATTACTTTAATAGTGATGGGTCCAAAGTTAGGATAAAACCACCATACTTTATAATCAATAACTTAAAATGAAAATAGGTATAACTTGTTCCTGTTTTGATTTATTTCATGCGGGACACGTAAAGATGTTGGAGGAAGCT